GCCGCGAATGCGTAGCCTGGGGCTGCTGCAGTATCAGTCCGCCGGTGATCTCAGGGCGGCGGAGACGGCAGAGGCCCAACGCTTGCAAGACGAGGCCGAGCGTCGCCGTCAGTTGGTGGAATCCTCGCTGGGCGCGCATATCCGGCGCAGTTGGGAAGCGGCCAAGATGGCGCGTCAGGAAGTCGAGCATCGGCTGCTCGATTGCCTGCGCCGACGAAAGGGCGAGTACGATCCGGCGAAGCTGGCCGCTATCCGCAAGGAGGGCGGCGCCGAGGTCTACATGATGCTCACTGCGACCAAGTGCCGTGCCGCGGGCGCCTGGATTCGCGACATCCTGATACCGGCCAACGAGAACCCCTGGGGATTGTCGCCGACACCGGTGGCCGAGGTGCCCGATGCCTACCTGCGTCCACTGGCTGCCCAGATCCAGCAGCAAGCCGCACAACTTCAGCAGCAGGGGCAGCAGGTGGATATGCCCGCCCTGGTCGATCAGGCTCGGGAGCAGATCCGCCAGGCGGTGCAGGAGAAGGCCGAGCAGGCGGCGGAGCGTCATGAGGCCGTGATTGCCGATCAGCTGGCCGAGGGTGGCTGGGACGAGGCCTTCGAAGCGTTCATTGACGATTTCGTGACCTACCCGGCGGCGTTCATTCGCGCGCCGATCCTGCGCCGAGTGCCGACGCTCCAGTGGCTGGAAGGCTGGCAGCCGGTCAAGGGCGAGACCGTGCGCCCTGAGTTCGAGCGCGTGTCGCCGTTTGACCTCTACCCCAGTCCCGACGCTACCAGCATCGAGGACGGCGCCTACATCATCGAGCGCGCGCGCTTCACCCGCGGTCAGCTCAATCAGCTCATTGGTGTGCCCGGCTACAACGAAGAGGCTATCCGCCGCGTGCTCGAGCAGTACGGGCAAGGCGGTCTGCGTGACTGGCTATGGACCGATGGCGAGCGTGCCGAGCTCGAGGGTCGTGGCCACGAGTGGCTGACCCCGGGCGACACCATCGACGGGCTGATCTATTCGGGCGGCGCCCAGGGCGTGGCCCTGCTGCAGTGGGGCATGAGTCCCGACGAGATCGAGGATCCGCTGGCCGAGTACGAGGTCGAGGCCATCCTGATCGGCCAGCATGTGATCCGCGTGCGTATCAACCGCGACCCGCTGGGGCGCCGGCCCTACCACAAGGCCAGCTTTCAGCCGGTACCAGGCTCGTTCTGGGGGCAATCCATCCCCGAGCTGATGGCCGACGTCCAGGACGTCTGCAACGCCACCGCACGCTCGCTGGTCAATAACCTGGCTATCTCCTCGGGACCCCAGGTCGAGGTCCACGAGGACCGTCTGCAGCCCACCGAGGACCCTACCGACATCTATCCCTGGAAGATCTGGCGCACCAAGGACAGCGCAGTCGCCGGCAATAATGCGGCCGTTCGCTTCTATCAGCCGTCAAGCAACGCGGGCGAGCTGCTGACGGTCTACGAGCAGTTCGAGCGCCGGGCCGATGACGCCACCAACATCCCGCGCTACATCTACGGTAATGAGAACGTCGGCGGCGCCGGCAACACGGCGTCGGGTCTGTCGATGCTGATGGAGTCGGCGAACAAGGGCATCAAGGACGCCATCCGACACATTGACCGCGGCGTGCTGCGCCGGGTGATCGAGGCGTTGTGGCTGCACAACATGCAGTACAGCGAAGACCAGAGCATCAAGGGCGACGTCAATGTGGTGGCCCGCGGCTCCAGTGCCATGCTGATCCGCGAGCAGACCAACATCATGCGGCAGCAATTCCTCGCGCAGACCACCAACGAGATCGATCTTGGCATCATCGGTCACGAGGGTCGGCGCAAGCTGCTCGACAGCATCGCCGAGAAGCTGGACATGCCGGGCCTCATCCCCACCGAAGAGCAGATGCAGAAGAACCTGGCAGGCCAGCAGCAGCAGAGCCAGGCCCAGCAGAAAATCGAGCAGGCCAAGGCTCAGGCAGAGATCGCCGAGACGCAGGCGCGGGCCCAGAAGTACGGCGCCGACGCCGCCGAGACCCTAAGCGACACCCAGATCGCCCAGCGTATGGCGCCGCTCGAGGCCCAGCAGCTGCTTGCCGAGATCGCCAAGCTGATCGCCGAGACACAAGGACAGGCCAATGAACGAGCAGGACTGGAAAGCCCTGGCCCGGGTGCACGGCTCACCGGAGGGGCAGCGCCTGGTCAAGCTGCTGCAGGACCAGCGCGAGGAATGCCGCAACAAGCTGGAATCGTGCCGAGACGCTAGTGAGGTGGCTCGCCTTCAGGGGGAGGCTGCCACCTTGGCCCGGCTCATCGAGGACCTGACCCAGGCCCGCGACGTCGTCAGCAAACGCTTCACCTGAGCCGGGGAGACCCGGCCCACCACAAAGCCGCTCACGGTTCGCCCTGGGCGGTTTTGTCGTGGGTGCGCTCTGGACTGCAGCCAGAACCCGTTACCCGAATCGTGAACCCCGGCCATGCCGGCTCACAGGTCGCGCCGTGAGGCGCCACAGGAGCAGAAATGTCACTCCCCAAGTCCGTCCAGGCCCAAGCCGATCGCGCAGCCAAGCACTTCGAACCGAAGCCCGAGAAACCCGAGGCTCAGCCGCCGGCTGACCCGGCTCTTGAGCAGGATCGAAACCCGCAGAGCGAGCCGTCTGCGCCTGACGAGCCCAAGCCGGAAGAGATTGCGCAACCCGCCGAAGAAACCGCCAAGTCAGAGCCTAAGGCCGAGAGCGATGACGCGCTGTATTGGCAGCATCGTTTCAACGTCTTGCAAGGCAAGTACAACGGCGAGATCAAGGCGCTGCGCGAAGAGAGCAGCGGACTCAGACAACAGGTGGCCGACAAGGATCGGCGCATCCAGGAGCTCGAGCAACAGTCACCGGGCGCCGACAACAGTGGCGTCTCCGATGATCAGTTGACCAGGTTCAAGGCTGAGTTCGGCGAGGATCTGGTGTCGTTCGTCGAGCGCATGGTGTCTCGGCAGGCCGCGCCGGCAGCCAATCCCGATGACAGCAAGGTCCAGCAGCTGGATGAGCGCCTCAGCCGCTTCGAACAGGAGCAGCAGCAGGATGCACAAGCCAGGTTCTGGGTCGCGCTGGAGCGGGCAGTGCCGACGTACCGCGAAGTCAACAGCGACCCGAAGTTCCATGAGTTCCTCGCCCAGTTCGATGCTCAGACCGGCAAGCAGCGTCAGCAGGCGCTGACCGAGGCTCAGCAGGCCCTGGATGCGAAAGGGGTTGCCGACGTTTTCCAGCTCTTCCTTGAACAGGCAGGCCAGCAGGCGTCGAGCGCCAAGCCGAAGGTGCCCGATGAACAGGTGGAGCCGCGCACGACCCGAGTGACCGATGCCCCGCAAGGCAAGCGTCGCTGGTCACGCGCGGAGATCAGCCAGTTCTACCGGGACAAGACGGCGGGGCGTTACGGCGCCGAGGAGGCCGAACGCCTGGAAGCCGACATCTTCGCCGCCCAATCCGAGGGCCGGGTCTACTGATCCGCCCGGCGGTTCCCGATTCCTCGCCGCGAGGCGATACACGAGGCAACACATCATGGCAGGTCCCACTCGCGATGCAGCGCATCCGGATTACTCCAGCTCTTCAGCCTCCGGGTTCATCCCCGAGGTATGGAGCGGCAAGCTGGTGGAGAAGCTGTACAAGTCCACCGCCTTCGCCGAGATCTCCAACACTCTCTACGAGGGTGAGATCAAGGCCCAGGGCGACACCGTGCAAATCCGCACCACGCCGTCCATCACCATCAACGACTACGTCATTGGCGGCGGCCTCAACTACGAGAAGCCGACCAGCGACAAGGTCGAGCTCCACATCGACCAGGCGAAGTATTTTGCCTTCGAGGTCAACGATGTAGACGCCTACCAGGCCGACATCAAGCTGATGGACGACTGGTCGGACGATGCCGGCCAGCAGATGAAGATCGCCATCGACAAGGTGATTCTCGGCGACGTCTATGCCGACGCCGCGGTCGAGAACGCCGGCGCCGCGGCGGGCGTCGAGTCCGGCAGCTACAACATGGGTGCCGCCGGGGCGCCGGTGGCCATCACCAAGGCCAACATCCTCGACACTCTCGTCGATTGCGGCTCGGTGCTTGACGAGCAGAACGTGCCTGACACG